AACTGCTACGATATGTAGGAATTTTGTTTCCTACATATTTGTCAGGGCGAGTCATGGTAAATTTACCCTGAGCAAATTTGCTAGCCATCTTACACTAAGATGTTTCTAGATTCGTATGTATCAGAAATATTAGATATTCTAAAACCTAGTAAACTAACCTTCTCTCTATAAGAATTTAATATTTGTGCTACCACTTGACTTAATTGTACATCTGTAAGTTTTTTTAAACTGTCAACTAATTGAAATACATTTATATTATCTAATCTTGCTTGGTTGAGCAACACAATGCCTGTGCTTCTTGCGCTATCGGGATCAAACCCGTGTTTTAAGAAAAATCCTACAACAGCATCAATCTGATTGCTCGGAAAAGTAACCTGGTGTACGAAGAATTTATCAAAGAATCTTCTTACATCTTCGGGATAGGCAGGAACTTCAATGGGTAAATTGTTAATCATAAATTAAAACCTAAATTTAATGGAAGTGCTTGTATAGCATTGTTAATAGTTGAAGTTGCGTTACTTATTGGAAAAGCAATCCCCCGGAGTCCGCCCACACCTTGCTGGGCACTTTGTATAATGCTGGATACGCCTGGAGTTCCTGGCGGCGGCAATGACTGCGTATTCTGGTAGGTATTAATACTAGTAGTAGTATTATTTAAAACTTCTAGCGGACTTATTCTTGGATTATTAGGATCGCCAAAGCTAGGACTTATTGTTTGTCCGCCTTGGCCTGAGAGTGGACTAGGCACGGTATCATAATGTTCTTGGCCAAAACCTTCAACTCCTTCGGTACTCACAACCCCGGCACTGTATTCTATTGTTTCATAAGACAGTCCCATGGAGTTATCATGACTTCCGCCCTGAGCATAATCTACCTTGTTATGTGACCAAGATGTAATAATAGGATTAATTAATCTGTAGCTAACGTATTCATGCCGTGCCATTTGATAAATTGTAATATAATTAAAGAACGGAATATTACTTCCGTTATCTAAACCGTAAGGCGCAACAATGCTTCCAAAATTCTTTGTAGCATTTTTATTATATGCTCCTCTATTTTTAGCACTTGTACTATCTGCGTAATAGTAACTATAATAGTTTTGCCATAACTGATTAATTACACCCATGTTGTCATCATGAAATGATGCGGTAATATCTTTTGTCTTATGGCCTGTTTGTACACGTTTTTTTCTGTTGTACTGATTTAGTGTTTCTATAGTTATATCGTAGCCTGGCAAATCTATAGATTTAACTAGCATACCTATTTCATTTTTATGTCGTTGAACAAGATTAATATCTTTGCATGCTGCACTATTAATGCTAAATGCCACATGGAATAAGAATTTATGTTTAGGAGCTAATCTAAATTGATCGTCCGTAAACAAGCGAGCTGCATGCTGTTGATCTCTCAACGTGGTAGCTGGATTCGAACTTAAAAATGAAGTAGGTGTAAATGCCATACTAATATTTATTCTATAAATTAACTACGTAGTTAACGAATAAAGATAAAAATGCCCACTGAAGTGGGCTATTTTATTAAACTCTGTTACCTGCGCCAGTTGCCGCTGTACCAGTTGCTCTACCAGCTGGAGCTGCCGCGCCACCTGTAGTTTGTATACAGTTATCTGGTTGAATGGTCAAGTCAATCGTTAAAATGTCTTGGGCGCCATAACCTAATGCGTTATAGTTAGCTGCCTGAACGTAACAACCGTAGCATTCCCATGTTTCAAGAACGTTAGGAGTTTGTGCTCCGTTGCCGCCGTCTAGCATTTCAACACGCATCAAGAACTTGTAGTCACCGCCTGCAGCTGCACTACTTTGTTCAAAGAAGTCATATTGCTTTTGCATCTGTTCGCCAACTAACTTACTTACAGCACCAGTTACGTCATCACGTAGCTTAACTGTAAATGTGTTCCACTTTGGACGACCTGCGTAGTGGATAGTTGAGTTGTAAACTTGAATAGTTTGGTCATCAAAGCTGACGTTAGGACGTGCGGCTTCACTGACTTGCTTAGTCATTTCTGTTGTAGGAGTGCTAACACCAAAGTTTTCAAACATGATACGAAATCTATATTTTAACTTTGGCATCAACATGCCCTGTGAGCTAGCACTTTGGTCAGATGCTAGCGGAACTGTGAATTTTGATAAACTTGCGATTGCCATTTGTATGCTCCGTTATATATTAACCTAGTGCCTTAATTTCGCCAGTGTTCTTCAAGCGCAATGGAATATAGATAAATTCAACTGCCTTAACTGGTTCAATCGCCACGTCTAGATATAGTTCACTACGATCGATTCTCGATGGTGTGTTATTGCTTGTATCGCAAACTACAATGTAGTCATACAATGCACGCTGGCCTACTAGTTCTAATAATAGACTTTCTGCCGCACCTTTGATCTCATCTCGTGTAATCTTGTCGTTTGGTTCAAACACATATGGTTTAGCCAACTGTGCGAACTGACGGCGTAGGTAAATTACCAAACGAGCTACGTTAATACGATCTAATGCACTTGCGTTTTTAGCACGAGTATACTGTCCGTAGTTAACAAGACCTGTTCCTGTAATGAACGTTAATGGATTAACCTTAACACTAGCTAATGTATCACGCTGTCCTGTATTCAATGCTACTGATTGGAATTCGCCTTCGGCGGTAATATAACCAACTGCTGTTGCGTTAGTAATACCACCACGACGTGTTCCTGCTGGAGCAAACCATGGATAGCTAACTTGGTCGCTCAGAGCAATTGTGCGTAGCATCATGTGACTTGGAGGAACAGCAACGTTGTTACCAATGTTGTCACTTGTGTAGCCCCATGGATAGAAACAACCTAAGTACTCGTCAAAACTTACTAGCCCCTTGTCGTTATCTTCTAATGCGCCCGCTGTGTTAAATCCCCAGTTGCTTAATGAAGTAGCATCTGGTGTTAAACGTGCTGGAGTGTCAGCAACAATGAATGATGTTAAACCACGATCGTAGTTTAAGCTAACCATTTCGCCAATTAGTTCCGGATAACCAGGGCAAGCTAACAAGTTAAACACGCGACTTTCTTCGTCACGAATTTGTTGGTTGCTGTTAACTAATGCTTGTAACGCTTGGATGACAACACGACGCTGTGCTGCATGGCCAAATGTACCACAACCGTTTTCTTGGTTAGCGGCTTCGCTAATCCAACGATGTGGGTAGTAAGTAGTCATTAATTGATTTTGATATCTACGGTTAGGTGTTCCGTTTGTATCGACGTAATTATGTACAAATTTCTTAACATTAAATCCGCTTCTGCGTAAGTTCCATAGCAACATACCTTTTGGATATAATGCTGGATCTGGAGCATCTGCGTCTAAGAAATCACTAACTAACAACTGTTGAATTGTTGATGGATTTCCGTCAATTGAACCAGCTGTGGTGCTAGGTTCAATTTTCCAACGAGCATCGTGGAATACAATTCCCTCGTCTGTTGTTTGATCACTTGTATCAACTAAAATCCATTTTTGTGTAGCTAGCTTGTAACGATATAATCTTGGGAAATTTTCTAAGTCACTTGTATCAATCCACAAGTCGCCATTTTTTAGATCAGTGCCATCGCTTTGTGTTTTTGGTCTAGTAGCAGTTACTTGTGGACCGTTTGGATCCGTCTTCTCAGCCGCTGAAGCATTATAAAACGGACTATTAAATGTAGTTACACCGTCGCCATGGAATTGATAGCCAACCCATGTACTTCCGTTGTGTACCATAATATCAACTTCATCGATAATACTGTTATACCATAGTTGACTGTCAGCTGCAATATTTGTTGGAGCTATAGTCGATGGTACAGCAAACCCTGATGTGCCGCCTGCAGTCCACTGAGTTTTAGTAATAGTTACACCAACACCGCCAAATATTGTTGCGTCAAATCCAGTGCCAGTCATACTAGATAAATTAATATCGCCGCCAGTTGCGTGTGTGATAGTAACAAAACCAGTTGTACCGCTTGCTTCAGCAGTAACGTTTACCATGCCTGCCAAGTTAATAGCTGCAGCAAAGTTAGTACCTGTTGTTACAGCACTTGCATTTAGAGCAAATGTAATTGTACTAGAGGTTCCCCATGCTGTGGAACCTTTTAAACTTTCTTTTAGAACAAATGTAGCATCGCCAGTAGTGCCAGAAATTGCTACAGTTTGTTGTAAAATTGTTGGGCCTACGCTTGCTCTGGCAAATAATTTAAAGTAACCTTGCGGTGTGCCTGAGCCTGATGTATTATATTGTACATAAGAAGCACCAATTGGTAAGTTACTTCCGCCACCTACTGCGTCGAGTCCAGCTAAAGCTGACTTACCATCGGCATATAGTGGAGTGTATTGTTCTTCCCATGCCGCGATATCAGAATTGTATTTCTTTAAAATCCAATGAGCACCTAAGTTGGGTGTTGTTGTTTTGATCCATACGCTACCTGTAGGAGCATTTGCATCGGCTGTTTTCCATTGTGGAACATCAGTGTGCGGGCTGATTTTTGTTAAAACGTTTCCAGTCCAGGCATCATTCCAAGCTGTTGTTCCAACAATCGACCATGTGCCGCCAGCTGATTTAAACCAGAATGTAATGTCTGTTGTTACAGCAACTACCGCGTAGTCGCCGGGTAGACCAATACTAGCACGTGGTGCTGGATAAGTTTGACCCATATCTGCTATTTTAGTTGTATCAGTAATAACTACTGGAACTTTGTTAGCAAAT